CACTTGCCACAAGCTTAACAAAGTCACCGTTAAAAATAGCGGTGCCATATGTAGTAATTATCGGCAAGTGGCGTACCAAGCCCGTAAACGAGCCCGCAGCACTTGTAGTGCCGATGGGCCTAGCCCCGTATGGGGCTGCCGTAGTAGCCATAATTATTTCCTAAATTAGTAGTAAAGCATCAGCGACCTTTGCCGCCGAATGCTACACGAGTTTTACGATCAGGCGCGAGAACAGGCATCCGTGGATCATTCTCACGCATATAGGCATTATCGACGGCTTGCATCTGTGATTCAGCGTGTTTGGCATAATATTTACGCCGCTTATCAACAGTCTCTTCCGCTGCCTTGCAGAGCAAAAGTCCGCCGACTTCAATTCCACCCTTGTTCGACCAATCCGAATTATGATCACTCATAATCTGTAGCTCGGGATGATCCTCGGCACGAACCGGCTCCCAGCCTTCACGAAAGCGTTTCGACACATTCGTGTTGTCTAGGTTGCCTTGCATAGAGGTTCGTATCCACCGGAACACCCAGCCGTCTTGCGGATCAGGGTCTGGAAGCATGGATGCAGGTTCCCACGAGGAGGCACTGGCCTCGCTTTCGCGAGTATCAACGCCCCTGGGTTCCCTTGGGGTGCGGTCATCAGACATCAGGACATCTCCTCTTTCATTTTTTGCCTTGCGTATTGTTCAGGTGTTACCCCGATACGTTTTGCGAGCGACACTTCACTCGTGCTCAACACATATTTGCGTGGCGCGGGACCATTGTTTCTGGACACCGAAGCGACCACGGGGTTCGCCTTCCGGCGAGGTGCGGTTTCAACAACAACAGACCTACTAGACGTTGCTGCATCATTCCCGAAGTGCGCTGGGAAAACCTCTCCCATACGTTTATTAATTAACTCATAATACGCTGGAGTGTTTGGGTCAACACCTTCCTCGCTGATAAGCTTCTCATGTACACCATACGCGAAACTTGTCATTTCTTTATCAACGCCAAACCATGGATTGCTGTCTTGCCACTCTACCGCCATTGCATCCGGCTCTGGTGGCTGGGGCGCAGCTTGCTGCTGCTGGGCCATCTGCCGTTGGGAGTCCGACACCTGCTGCTTCCAATTCTCAATGACACCCTGCGATACTCCAGGCGCAGCCGCTTGGGCTAGTTGAGCGTTTGTTAGGTATTCCTGTGCGGCGGCAAGCTCATCCGAATCGCCAGACTCATGCGCTTTCTTGAAATTGTCCCGTGCGATGGCGAGCGTGGCGTCGGCACCATGCTTACTCCTCTCTGTCAGAGCTTGCTGCGACCCAGCGACAAGCTTCAACAAATTCTGATTCTCAGCTTGCAGGCTTTTCGTATGACTCACAGCCTCTGCCGAAAGCCTCTCGGATGTCTCCTTCGCCCTGCGCTCATTGTGGTATTGCCACTTGAGCTTTTTCATGCGCTTGAACGCCTTCAGTCCGTAGCTCTCAATCTCCTTGTCCGTTTCCGCATCCGCTGAAACAGCATCCGCATCTGGACGATTATCATCAACCTGATCCGCAAGAGGACGATCATCTACAACCTCAACCTCAATCTCGTCCGATTCTACAGGAGCGGGCGCATCTTCAGGCTCAGTAATCGTGTTTTTCACCCCGAAAAACCTATCTTCACTACTCATCCGTTCAATTTCGTTGCTCATGTTAAGCCCTCTCCACGCCTCTGGGATCTTCTACGACCGCCTCGACAGTATCATCGTTGATTAAACGGAATTCTTTGCCGTGAACCTTGATTCTTGTGCCGCTGAACGCCCGGAAAACAACCCAGTCCCCGACCTGACAGTACGGTCCACTGGGAAATCTATCCTTATTCGCATAAGCATCAGGCCCCATAGACATGACCCAGCCCACGACGGTCGCGATAGACTCCTCGTGCCGGAACTCAGACGGCTTTATGATGCCACCTTCGCTTTTTTCTTCGATTTCGGGTAACGCAATTAAAATCTTGTAGCCCCTGGGCTCTGGCAGTTGGGAAGCAAAGTTAACTCCTCCCTTACTCTCATCCCGATAAAAAGGCTCATATTCAGCGTCTTGCAGGGCGACTTCCTGTTCTTTTTCCGATGTTTCTGTTGCGAGTGTAGCCATGTCAGCCTCTCGTTAAATTTGCGCTCTCAAGGAGCGGTGGCACTGCTAACTAAAATTCGTCAAGCCTCTTTTCCAACCCCTGCATCTCAAGATGAATCCACCTTAAAGCGTCTATCTTCCCACATATTCTCCGATAGTCCTCCATATCTTTAGCGGCACCACCTGCTAGATAATCCGACAGACCACACAACTCGTCGTCAATCCTTTTTTCAAGCAACGCCAGGACATTATTACTCATCGTCCCGATCCTTCGCCATCTCCCTGCCAAGTTTGATGCCCTCTAACTCCTGTGACGCCTCAAACTTCTGGCCGTCCTGTTCAGCCTTGAGCTTGAGTGCCGCCTCCTCAAGAGACAGCGCAGCGAGATCTATCTGATGCTTGCTCTCAAGTTTCTCCCTTTCAAGTGCGAGTTCCGCAGCGTCACGCTGTGATCCAACCGCAATCTTCTGTTGGTCAAGCTGCTGTCTCGCGGCATCGGCCTGCTGTTTACGCTGAACATCCATTTCGCGGATTCCAAGCTCGCGCTCGCGCTGCTGGACAATCGGGTCTTGCTGTTGTTCGGCGTTCTGGGCGGCCTGCTGTTGCTGCTGTTTCTTGCCCAGCATCTGATCGGCTGCGTCCGCGACCAACGTGCTCAGACGCTTCTCAACATCCTCTGGCAGCGGCTCCTCCATCGGCGGCAATTCAATGCCAAGCTCCTGTTCGATCTGTGAGCGGAAGATGAACGCCAGATGTTCGCGCACATGAGAGTCGAGCGCACCATTGATCGCGGCACCGGCAGGGCTATTCTGCATCTCCTGGCTGATCTGCGGATCATTCTTCAGTGCCATATGGACACGCATATGGGCCTCGTGATCTTGGTACTGGTATACCTTGACAGGTGCCTGTGTAAGAATATCCTGATTTTCGGTGACTGGATCTTTCGGCGGGATGTCATCGGGCTGCGGCACAATCTTGTCCGCGTTCGATATACCGATCAGTTCCATCATCTGGCGGTGCAACAGCGGCAGATCGTACAGGTTAGGCGCTTGCGCGGCCAACTGTAGTGCTGCCTGGTACTGCATAATGCGCTGTGCCATCGTTGAGGCGTTCGGGTCCGACACCGGGACTATATCTACCCGATCATCAAAGTCTTCTGCCTTGATATCCTCACCGGCATCCGTCTCGTATGGATAGCTCGGATCGGTGTACTCGTGGATGATCGCAGCTAATATCTTGAATTCTTGCTTAAGACTCGCATGAATCCGCGCCTGAATCGCGGACTGCACCTTCATGGTACGCTCTATGATGGCAAGTGTGGTGCCAACAGGAGCGTTTTGGTTCATGTCACCTACTTTGAGGTCCGCCATGGAAGCGAAGCGCCTACCCTCTTCCACAATATTACCCAATAACTGGTAAAGGACCGAAGAAGGTTCCTTATAGGGAAGAAAAGTGATGTTATCTTTGATAACACCACCGGGAACATCAACATCTCTGAATTCTCCGGGCATGATGGGGGTGTCGTCCCCTTTGATTCTGAGTCCACGAGTCTTGAGTCCTCCAGGCAGATTGGATAGGGTGCCCGCATCCACTAGCTGACGCAGCAGACTAGTCGCTGATTTCGCGAGTCCACCGATCATGTGGATCAGGCCAAGGTTATAGAACCCGATTCCGGGTACATACCCGTAATGCACGAAATGCTGTTTCTTCGTTTTCTTGTCGTCGTCCTCTAGCCAGTTCCTGTAAATAGACAAGATGGTAGAGCTACTCTTGTCGATGGTGACGACATAAGGCAGCGCCACGCCATCCTCGTCTTCAAAGCCCGGAAGATCAAGATCAACGTGCATCTCCAGAAGCTGGTGGCGCTCGTCGCTTTGATAGGAAGGACTGACGCCACCGATATCATTATATTTTTTTGTGATCGGGCTTTCTTCGATATACGATGTCGTCAACTCCACATCACGATAGAATCCGCTTACCTGAAGCTTCTTCACCTGATTCGTGCTTCGCACCATCACATGGGTATAGCGTTCCGCCTGCGCTAGATCCGCCTCGTTGTACGCGACGACAAAATCCTCCGCCGGGACAAACATCGAAGTCGGTCTGCCTAGCGACGGATCGAAGTAGATCTTCCTGAACGCGGACCCAGCGAGCGGCAGGCTGAACAAAAGCTTCTCAGTTTCTGAGCGATACTCGGTCATCACCTCCAGAAGCTGATAGTTCATATAGTCCTGAACACGCTTTGCTTGTTGCTCGCGCTCCAGGCTCGCCAACCCCCATATCTGGGTTTTGACCGGACCCTTGGCTGGGATAATTTCCTGAATCGTCTCGCTCTGGAAGCGCACGACCGCTTCAGACAACATGGGATGAAAAACGCCACAGGCTCCAGCCCACGGCGTAGTACGGTCTTCAATTTCCAACCCTAGATTGTCGAGCCCCTCCTTATACGTCTCCTCCCAGTCACTCCTACTGCTTTTGTCTGCATTGAACTTACCGACCAGATCAACGGCGATTGTTCGCAATTCGTTGTCGCTTACAGACTCTGCAAGATTAGAGGAGAACTCCGTCTCTATACTGCCTATATCGGCCAGCGGATCGAAATCAATCTCGACTCTACCATCCTCTAGTTCAGTGACCAGCGTTTCGCCGGGAGCTTCCTCCTCCTCGACAACAACGAACCCTCCTGGCCCCACATCGAAGTCATCCTGATTGAATAATCCTTCCAAAGACTTATCTATCGGCATGACATATATCCAGTTTCGTGAAGTGGTTGCAGCCCCGGCAAGACTGATATCGCCCACGCGGAGGAGAGGACGATCCCAGAGAATGATCCGCGAAACCGAAGCGCCTCTCATTTAGTTTCATTTGACACTCAGGACATAGCGAATCTACAAAACCCCTATGACTTTCCTGATGTGATACATTGTATCGTTCCCACCGATCATAGGATTTATCCGCCAACTTCATCCACTCTGCGTATGGTATAGGGCCATCAGCACCAGAAATCGCGTCGAGAGCCAGCAGTATTACTTTCTTCGCACAATCGTGGCTACAAACAACGATAACCTCCTGCCCCGACCACATACCACCGGTTTTTGTCTCCTCACCACATATACTACAGACAGGAGTCTCACCCGCAATCGCTAGGATGTCATGTTCTAGATGGCTAATAATAATCCGCCTTACGATTAGGCACCATCTCACCCCACGGCTCGTCGCTGCCAAGGCTAATGAAGCCGCCCTGCCTAAATCTTAGCAACGCTTGAGTCGATGAGTCAACCAAGTCATCATGCTCCCCAGTCGGAAAAGCGGCAAACTGTTCTATCACTTCCTCTGCCCACCGTGTCTTTGGTGCCCAGACATTACCGCTACTGAACAGGTCTGATACGGCGTTGACTCTGGCTACCTTGTCGCGGCCTCGACTCGGTGTGTACTCCGCGACGGGGATGCCCATCCTCCTGAGTTCAAATATCAGCGGGGTGCCCGCAGCCTTTGCCTCCACTATAAACGCATCTGGCTCATATTCCTTGTACATCTCATAAGCGCGTTTCTTCAAGTCAGGGAATTCCAACCGCTCCTGTAGGGCGTCCAATAGGATAATGTTCGCTTCCTTATCCTCATTATAGAAAACGCCCCAGGTCGTGCAAGCACTGTAGTCCGCTGTTTCCTTGGCGAGGAACGCCGTGTCCCACGACTGGATCACGAAGTCACATTCCGGCGGTTTGCCCTTCGTCCAATCCTTCCACCACTCGCGCTTGATGATCGCGGACTCTTCGGAGGTAGGATCTTGCTGGTACTGCGTACTCCACTTCGATATCGGAAGTTCTGCTTTTAATACCTCCAACTGCTCTATCGGCCAGAATCCGGGCCATAACGGATTACCGCTAGGCAGTATCGCGGGCAGTTCGATGACCTCCCATTCGTCAGCGCCACCCCTCTCTATCGACGCCTTGATGATCTGACCCGTCAAATCCCTCTTCGACCAGCGCGTCATCACCACGCAGATCGCGCCACCCGGTTGCAGCCGCTGACGCGGACCCGATGTATACCACTCATACGTCTTGTCGTATACAGACGGATCGCCCTGTGCCGCCTCCTGCTCCGAATGCGGGTCGTCCACAATAAGAATGTCCGCGCCCTTACCCGTTACCGCGCCCCCAACACCAATAGCAAAATAGTCGCCCTGCTGATTCGTGTTCCAGCGACCCGCTGCCTTGGAGTCGGCACTCAACGAGACGTTCGGGAAAATTCCGCCGTAGTCTGGAGAGCCTACCAAGTTACGAACCTTACGCCCAAAACCGACCGACAACTCTGCCGTGTGTGACGTTTGAATCACCTTCCTGTCGGGATATCTGCCCAAATACCAGGCAGGAAACAGATGCGAAGCGAACTCAGACTTGGTGTGGCGGGGCGGCATATTGATGATTAGCCGCTTTAGTTCGCCATTCGCGATGCGATTAAACGCATCTGCCATGACACGATGGTGGTCGCCCTCTATGAACGCGGGCCAAACATGACGCACAAACGCCAGAAAATCAGACTGGGCAGCCTCACGATCCCTCGCATGACCTAACTCCTCCAAGAGATCTAAGATCTCTTTCTGTTGGTCGAGCGGGAGAACGTCTACTTGGCTGGAAATAGCGGCGAAATCTACGCCCAATTCACCGGCTCCAGTTGGAAGTCATAATCCGCAACCTAACAACTTAATTCACCATGGTAAAGCCGAAATTTTGCAAAAAATTTGGGGGGGGGGAAAGAACAACACTAATAATAAAAACGAAGGTGTCGAAAATTAGCCGGTATCTTGAGCAAAACACTGTTTATTGATGGCCGCACGCGCCGTCGCTCCAGCCGTTGCCCCCACCCCACTGGTCCCCCTGCCGCCCAGATTCTGCGGATAACCTACGATTGCGGGTAAGCTACGCAGAGATTCTGCGGGTAAGCTGCAAGGATTTCTGCGGGTAAGCTACGAAA